TTACTGGTCACTCTCCTTTTTATATTGCGATGAACTGATCATAAAGACTGTTCCTAAAAACGCCGCGACGGCCGAGATCGTTGTGACCGCTGAATCGGTCCAGCTCCAGCCATAAACTTTCCCCAGGGCCCCGATCAGTACCCCTAAAGCAGGCATGACGATCGCGATGATCCACTTGGCCATATCATATTGCTTATTTGATAATTTCATTCCTATCATCCTTTCCTACACTTGAATTCGATTTAATTCCGCTTGCAGTTCATTGATTTTGATCTGCAGGCTCGCGAGTTCCACATTCATCTCATTGATCTTTTGCCAGGCCAGTTTTTCGCTTTTTACCGCCGCATCCCGTTCTGTTTTCATTTCACGGTAAAGCTTTTCGTACCCGTCCTGATCAAACTTAAGCTTGCTGAGCAAATAGGTCGTGATCGCCGTGACGAGCGGCACGATGACTGTTGCCAAAGTCTTCAGCGTCTCCTCTTTCATCAAAAGCCCTCCCCGCGGTACGCCAGCACCATGATCACTAGGCCCATCGCGAAGTTGCTCAACCACGGCATGTGAGTATTTGCTACGATACTATGGATCAGTTGATAGCTGGCCAAAAACATCATTAAAAAGCAGCCGACCGAAGCGATCCAAGCATGAGCGACCGGCGGCAGCTGCAGGAATACCCACGCCAAGAAACTGAGACCGCTGAAAACAAAAAAACCTCCGAAGAGGTTGCTGTTCGCGATCCAGGCTAAAGAAGGCGGCCACCAAAAATAATGATCCATTACGATGAGATAGATCCCAATGCCGATCAGATCCAATCCCACGATCAAATGAATTAGTCGATTTTTTATCAGATCCCCCATTCTCTTCACTTCCCTTTTTTATTTTCCAGACAGATATTTTACCGAGCCGTGAGGAGCATAAAGAACCACGCCCTTGCTGGAATTCACGTAAGATTTGAACTTTATAGTGTCTCCGCTGTTCAGCGAACGAACGGCATTGAGAGCTACCATTCCATTATCGATCCCATAAGCTCGCGCGCTTCCTGAAGCCTCCCCGTTAATGAACAGTATCACCGTGCAATAGGCTCCCCAATTGTGATTGTTTGGAAAACCCGCGCAGGCAGTAAAGCTGATATTATAGTAGCCATTTTTCTGGATCAACAGGGTTTGAGTGTCTTTTGCCTTGACAGGGGAAGAAAAACTCGAAGAAAGAGAAGGGATGGAAAAGAAGCCTGAAAGAGCAATATCTGAATCAGATGTATAAGTTGGAGTATCACTTCCATTCCCAAATCCAATGCCGGTATTTTTCAAATAGAGCTCCGATAAAGCTTGCGGATCAAAGGTTCCTTGCGCCCCTGTATCCCCTTTGGGACCCGCCGGACCTTGTAGACCCGTGTCTCCCTTAGGCCCTGTTGGACCTTGGGGACCTTGGATTCCAGGATCTCCTTTGTCCCCTTTTGGACCTCGGAGTTTTTCAACATTTGCGCTAAGCTCCGCCAAATGTTTTTCTTGTGTATCCAAACGCGTCCTGATTAGTGTTTCTTTGCCGTTCAGATCGGCTTCGGTAGTTGCGAATTCAGCTTTCAATATGACAATTTGTTTATCGCATTCCTCAATAGTGCTTTTTATATGTGTACTTGCATTTTGAGATTCTGTATTGACCTTCCCTACATCTTCCGTGAGCTTTGTAGTTTGGGTCTGAATCGTCTTCAAGGTTGAAGAAGTGGCGGTTAGATTCTCCCCAACTTTTTTTGTTTCTGTATTCAGCCGGGTTTGCTCTGCTGATAATATGGTTGTATCCGATTTTGCCTTGTCCAAGATTACTTTTGTAGCAGACAAATCACCAGTGAGTGTGTTTAATTCTCCATCAGTTTTTGTAAATTTTTGGTCATATTCTTTAACCTTTTCGTCGGCATGTCCTGAAACTTTCTTATATTCTTCGTTAATTTTGACAACATTTTCAGCACTGGCCTTTTTGACCTCTTCCAGCGCAGATTCGAAGCTTTGAAAATAGATCTCCTTTGCAGGAAGTGGAGCGGTGTCAATTGTTGAACGCGCCATAGTGAATTTCATGTTTTGCACATCGATTTTTTCTCCCGATTGAAGAACTACGTATAGGTCCATCATGACTGTCCCTTCATATCCGCGCATTTTCTCCGGGATAATATAAGAAACTTCCCCATCTTCAACAGATTCGATGTTCCCTACGTCTTCGACCATGCTTTCTCCGTATCGTAAGAGCACACGCACCGTTGCATTCCTCAGATCAATATTCCCTTCTAAGGCGGAGAGAGGAAATACAAATTTTTGAACATTGTGATCATATGACCATACCTGTGCCCTTAGGTCGATTTCACGTCGCGTTTTGCCAGAAATCACCAAGGGCTTAACGATTTCTTTGTAGTATGTCATAAAGAGTCAGTTCCTTTGTCTTTTTCTGTAGCCTTCACTTGTTCTAATTGCTCACTTTGTTCTCCGTTGATCACTTCCAGCTTGGCATTCTCTAATTCCAGAATAGTGATCCGCTGTAACAGCTTCTCGATCATTTTTCCTGCGTCTATTTCAGTGTTCATATCATTTCCCCCTCGATAAGGTTTAGATTTGTAAATTCTTGCTTGACTTGGTCATTGTTGTACTCTTGTTTAACGAGCCGGTCATTTTCATATCCTCGGCGCTTTGCTTTGATCTCCCAGACAAATCGCGCAAGTGGCGTGTCTGAACGGACCAAAAATTGATCTGAGCGAAAATCGGCGATCCAAAAATGTGCGTTGTCGTAAGGCTGCAGAAAAACTTCATAGGGAATATCGGTATTAACAGTATCGGAAAACAGCGTTTCGATTGGGACCCATGCTTCGCCATTTTCATTTGTTTGGCTGCGTCCCATATCGCCAAGATAGCTCTCAGCCATTTCATATGCTGGCGTAGCGCGTACCCCGTCACGCGTGACATGAATGGCATTTTTTTCGCCGACTACATTCAAATTTTGGATGGCCATCAACGGCTTCTCAACCGATCCGCCAACGGCTAACCCCATGCTTCCCCAATTCCAAGCACTTTCGTTCGCGTCATTGCATACACGGACAGAAAACGGATTGGCTCCCGAACAGCGGATCGCTGTTCCGTTGGGTTCGGCGGTTGTCCAGTAGGGGCCGTATGACCCAAACGTATACCCATTTCTATTGCGGAAAGTAAATTTTCCTTTATCCATTTCCATCGTCCCAAAGGTATCGGAAGCGATGATTTTTGATCCGGAGATCGTGCCGTTCTTAAGCACAAAGGTCCCGCCATTCAGATCTAGATAGCTCTGACCATCCGTTGTGGCGATGCGTCCTTTATTCATACTGACATACCCCGTCCCTAAATCGATCGATAGATTCGGTCCCTCTAATTTGATCGTTCGGAGGATACCCGCGGTGATCCGGCTGGCGTCGATATCGATTGCCTTCAGCTTTGTCAAATAGGCATTGTTTGCGAACAGATCATTTACAAAAGAAGTGCTTGCTGTCAGATTTTTAATGAAGGCGGTACTGGATACCAGCTTTTCAAAGAATCCTTGAGCCGCGAATACCTTATCGATCAGCGCATTATCTACTTTGATAAATTTTGAAGTGATCGTTTCGGCGGACAGCCCACTCGTAACGATTTGGGTGATATTCGCCGTGACTGCTTTTAAGGAATTGGCATTGAGATTCGTAATGAAAGCGTCCGCCCCGTATAACTGATCGATCCACGCTTTATTGATCAGACTGTCTGGCAGTTTGGTAAGTTTTCCGTCCAAGTCATTCTTCACCTGATTGAGGTTTCTGCTCCAAGTCTCAGAGGCAGAAGTAACTTTCTGCTCAGTATTATTCACAGCACGCTCGTAAGCGGCTTCCGCATCCTGCTGCCCCTTTTTCGCTTCCTCTAATGCCTCTGTCACTTGCTGATCCAGGTCTGCGAGTGTTTTGGTGGACATGATCAACTTCCAGATGATCCCGTCCCATTGCAGCATGTCGGTGAACTCGCTGTTCGGCCGGTACCACAGATCTCCGAGACGGGTCGCTTTTGGTTCTCCGAGCCCATTCTCTCCAAATAGTCCGTAGAAAGTCGTATTTTTCCCGTTCGCCGAAGTCATTGCATAATTGGTCATGGTCTCCACTTCTTTGATTTGGGACTGCTGATCATTGATGATCGACGAAAGAGAAGAACGCTTCTCACCGATCTCAAGCTCATCGTACTTTTCCAACAAGACATTCCAAACCGTTTTGACCACTTGCGAGACCGTCTCTACACCCAGCTTTGGATATAAAACGCGGACATCATCGCATAAATTGATCCGTTCCAAAATAGCGACGTCCGCATAATCTGCTGTTTTTGAAAGATCTAAAAAAGAAACTTTGATCGATACTTTAGGAACGCCGATCTGATTGCTTTTGATATAAGCAGCAGCGAGGTCCGCCAATTTTTCGGCAGTCGGCTTCTCCTCGTTTGTAAATTCTTGTGAGAAATCGACCGGCAGGGCTTTGCGGTTCGGAAAACTCTTCCAATTCTGTGCATCCACAAAGTAGCCTGGGATCGTAATGAGCTGTTCTTCTCCGTTGCTTGGCTTGAAGATCGCGTAGGGATAGATAGAAGTATAGGTATCAGCGATATTCCTCTCCTGCTCAAAATCAGTGATATTCCGGCCGTAAGCAATCAAGGTTTGAGCAGTCGTTCCCCGTTTTTGATGCAAAAGGATCTGATAATTATCGAATTCATACTCGCCGCCCCATCGATCTAGAATCGATCCGCGCACTCCGCCCAGCGCTTGACGGGCGTTTTGAACTTTATCGATCCGCCAGGAGGTCTTGCTGATCGTCTGGACATCTGATCCAACAGACAGCGGATTTTCATCCGTGATCGCATTCTTCCATGCCATCAAAGCAGAAAGTCCGTTTCCAGCGGCTGAAGCTTCCGGCCGGAGCGAAAGCTCCTGCGTGATATAGCTGACATGTTCTGCATAGATCGCTGCGGTGCCGTCATGCTGATCAACGATTCGTTTGATTCGGAATCGCTGATCCTTCAGCTTATGTCCCGCATCGGCTTTGATGACCCCGTTCTCTTGGATCTGCGGATAGATTACTTCATCGATCAGCACGGTCCCCTCAAAAACAAAACTGCCATTACGTTCTTCCGTAACCGCAGCTTTCAGTGCATTTGTCAGCGGACCTAGGCCCAGCGTAGAAAAATCATTTGCATTTTGTTCATAAAGAATCGGATAATTCATAGAATCATCTCCCAACGCGGCAAAATCTTCAGCTCGCTGACTGTTCCGGTGATCGTAATTTCTTGCCGGCCGGAATGGATCAAAGGCAGCGGATAGCTGACCACTTTCCCCCAGGCTGGGGTTGCGCCGTCAAGCGTCGTCGCGGTCTGATATAAAGAATCGACGATCACCCCTTGATCGACTTTCAGAAGTCTGAGCTCTTCGCTGCCGATTTTAATAATGATATTTCCTTGCCCTTTGACCGAGAACCGCGGATAGGCAGCCCAATGCGTCGGATTCGTCAAGGCCTCCCCCGATTGGATCGTCTTTTCCCTTAATCCTGTTTGCAGAAATTTATAGGGCTTCATCGTGAAATTTAAGACACATTTCCCGTAGTAGGAAACGATACGGTCAAAGCTGTATTCGCCGGCGTAGATCGCGCGATAAACATAATCCGGGTCGCCGTCAAAATACAGATCATGCCAAAGACAGTCTTTTTTGACCCAGTTCGAAACGTCATTCGCAATCTCTTCAACAGTCAAACCACTGGGAAGGACCACCCGAAAAGGGAAGGACATGGAAACATTGTTCAACGAATCATCCCCCGTTCGAACTTCGCCGTTTTGGCCATCGATTTTTTGAAAGGAACCATTTCGCCCAGGACTTGGAAAAGCCAGATCTTTTTCGAGATGAAGATAAAAATCATCAGATCTGGAACCGTTAAATTCAATAAAACTCATGCCATTCCGCCCCTTTCATCGATATTTGTGAGCCAAGCCATCTCTTGCATCGTTTTCCGGATATCCTCTTTTCCGCTCCAATTCACATTCATCGTGATCTGCGGCTGGTTATTGATTGTTCGCGTACTGTTTGAATTGTTGATGATTTGCTGAGAAGCATTTCCTTGAGTCACTCCAATCCGATCTTCTGCCGATTGAAATCTATTAGCGAGACTTCCCGCCATCCCTGAAACAGTTTTTTGTACTCCTTTAAAACTATCTTGCAGTCCCTTGTTGAGTCCCCACATGATAGATCCACCATTATCGATCAGCAGTTTTCTATCATAACTGATGGGGCCCTTATGGCTCTTGATCCAGCTGCCGATTCCGCCAATAAAACTTTTTACATTCTCATAGGCGGAGCGCAAGCCGCGAAGAAATCCGTCGATAATCGCTCGACCAGCACTGAAGAGATCAATGTTACTCAAAGAACTGAAATAACCTTTAATTGATCCAATTACATTACTTACGATATTTCGTGCCCCTTCAATCGTATTCGAAATCGTATTTTTGATTCCGTTCCAAATACTGCTCACTACTGCGGAAACCGCATTGAAAACACTTGAAATCGTTGTTTGAATCCCGCTAATAGCACTAGTCACAACACTTGTGATTGCCCCCCAAATTGAAGAGAAAAATGAACTGATTCCATTCCATACTCCACTAATAATGCTTGCGACGGCAGTAAATCCAGCGGAGACAATTGAGCTAATTCCGCTGATCGTAGTTGAAAATATATTTTGAATTCCAACCCAGAGTCCCGAAAAGAATGAACTGATTCCGTTCCAAACTGAACTGATTGTGCCTGTGATCGTTGTCCAAGCATTGGTTAACCATGCGCCGATTGCTGTCACCACAGAAGTGAATGTCTGCTGAATCCCTGTCCAAACCCCCGTGAAAAAGGCGGAAATATCTGTCCAAGCGGCTTTCAACCATGTAAAGAAAGTTGAAAGAATTTGACGACCGGTTTCAGTTTGAGTGAAGAAGTAAATCAATCCCGCAGTCAGTGCGACAACAGCTCCGATAATTAGCACAAATGGGTTAGCGCCCATCACAACATTAAATGCTGCAACGACTCCCTTCCCTGCAGAGATGGCTGTGTTGAAATTTTTAATCACATTAACAACATTAGTAATAATGCTTAAGGTTTTAAACGCAGCCACGGCTATGCCGATACCAATGGCCAACGCCTTGAATACTTCCGCATGTTTCCCGATAAATTCCAGAGCTTTTACCAAAACATTGATGGCTCCAACGATGCCATTGCTCAAGTCGCTAATGATTTGCGTCATGCGCTCTTTACCGATACTATCGATGACTTTTTGGATTCCGCTTACGATATTAGCTTGAAGAGAGCCAATCGCCCCCTCGAAGGTAGTAGTAGCAGTTGCAGCCTCTTTTGCCGCACTGTCCATCCCCAGGTTAGAAATCGCTTGGTTAAATTCATCCGCGCTGATTTCCCCTTTTTCCATTGCTTCACGAAAATTTCCAGTGTAGGCACCATTTTTCCTCATCTCTTCCTGCAACATGCCGCTTGCCCCAGGAATTGCATCTGCTAATTGATTCCAATTTTCTGTTGTAAGTTTCCCCGCCCCAGCAGTTTGCGTTAAAACCATGGCAACACTTTTAAAAGTATCTTTGTTTCCACCAGCTACCGCATTTAAGTTTCCAGCAGCTTGAGTTAATCCTGTATAATCTTTAATCCCATTTGCGGCTAGCTGAGCGGTCGTATTCGCTACATCCGTTAAATCATACACCGTATCATCCGCATATTTTTTTACGGATTTAGAGGCCTTATCGATATCTCCTTGATTAAAACCAGCGAACTTCATAGTTGACTTGAATTTGTCCATCGCATCGCTGGCGCTTGCAGCTTCAGAGATCAATCCGCCGATTCCACCTGTTAAAGTTTGGACAGCAGAGGAAGCCGCTCCGGCAATTGCACCAAACGAAAGTTTATCGCGAAAAGTCCCTAACAAATTATTTGCTTTTTGCCCTTCTTGGGAAAATCCAGTAAATATATCTTTCAACTTTGACTGCTTTCCTGTATTTGAAGTTTCTTGAATCTTCTCTTTTAGTTCCCCTACCGTTGCAACAGCTTGTCTCCCATCCGCCTCAATAATAAGTTTAACTGTCCCATCCGCCATCTTCCTCGCCTCCTCCCTCATCTAATCCAGGCAGCGCAAACAATTGTTTCTGTTTCCGAATCGTTTTCTTTTGTTCTTTGTCTTTGATCTCCGCAAGATCAGTAGCACGAATCTGCCGAATATAGCAAAATCTAGTATCTTCCGGTAATCCATCGAGCATTGCTATAAATTTAAACCAGTGCAATTTCCCTCTTTCTTTCAACAAATCGATTTGATAAGTTTGCCAAAAAGCTGCAAAAATCAAGCTAGCATCAAAAGAAAAATCAAAATCAGGCTTTTGCTTTGGACGCGGCATTGGATTACCATTCAGATCCACCTTTTTAGCAGTTGAATTACGGCTGAAAAGCAACTGATCGATCAAGTTGTACAGTTCCACCCAAATTCTCTTTCTTGGAAGAGGGCCAATAATCAAAAAAGACAGATAAACTTCGAGTTTATCCGTCACATTTAGTTCTTTATCCCTCAACGCGTCATAAGCGGTCAGCACATTATCAAAAGACAAATTGAGTTGATAGCAACTTTTTCCAAATTGTAACCTTTCGACTAAATCTTCATTCAGGCGAAGCATCTGCCCACCTCGCTATCTTCCGCGTTTCTTCAAATATTTTGCTTTTTTATTTTGTGAACGCATATTGATTTTTTGGGCTTTCTTCCTTAGTGCTTGCTCGATATAATCCGCAATCCAGAAATAGAGATCCATCATGTTTAAGAAACTATTTCCACCGCCTGAATTTGCGATTTTATCATACATCCCACTACCAAAGTCGCTATCAAATTGCGTTCGTAAAAGATCAGTGATTCCTTGAATAATGATTGGAAGATTTTCATCAGTGATTTTTTTATTACCTATTTTGGACGAATATCTTCCTGCAATCTCATTCAACTTTTTCTTTGTTTCCTCATTCTTTTGCAGCGCTTTCTTGATTCCTTGATCACTCAAGTCAAATCGCAAAATAAACTCATGAACTTTATTCGGATCTTTTTTATCGCGCACACCGATTGGAATTGCTAGCTGACCGGAATCAACAATATATTTTGTTTCCATGAATGCCCTCCCAGATTCCTTTTACATTAAATGTTTTCTTTCTACACAGCGCCTTTGCCGTCAGTTGTTTCTTCTTTGACAGGAGTTTCTTTCTTCGGAGGAGTAATTTCGGGTGTTTTTACATAGTCTAGATGTCCTTCGAATGCTTCATAATCTGTTGCATCTCCGCCACCAGCTTTGATTTCCAGAGCCTTAGCAACACCTGTAACAATAGACCCATCTGTTTCTTCGATCTTGTGCCAAATTCGTCTTTCATCATCTGTTTGTGCTCTTTTCAAACTAGCAATCAGTTTTTGAGCAGGGTCGTCCGGGTTATAGTTTCCACTAAAGTTCCAAATCTCAGATCGGCCATTAAAAACTGATTCTTCCGATCCATCGCCGTCATAGTAACCAGCCGAATCGGTATTTTCATCGGAATCGTCTTCGATCGTTTCGATATAGTTTGCTAGCGGCAGCCAAGCCAATTCTTCCGGTTTTTCTCCTGCAGATTTAAATGGAGCTACAAAATGTTTTCTTTTTGCATTTTTCTGTCTTGCCATCGTTAAATCACTCCTTATTTCTAAATGTAGTGAGTGTTACTGTAAAATCAATTGCCCAATAAAAAAAGCCCTGTTCATCAGCATTTGATGAAGCGGGCTTGCTCGTGATCACTATCGTTCCAAACTCAAAACTTTCGTCATTACTTTCTAGTTCTTCTAAATTTTCAAGAAAATTAGACACTCTCCAAAGTTGCTGACTAGCAATCTCTTGCCGTTTTGATTTGATTGCGTACTCGTAATTTAGTTGCTGTTCCTTGATTCCATCCATAAAAACTTTGGTAACCTGCCCCCCTGGAATGGGATAGAATGCAGCAGATTCATCTTTAGTATTGATCCCCAATTTTGTCATAATCGGCAGATTTAATTGAGAAATTTTTTCCTTGAGACGTTCATTAAAATCCATTATTTTATTCCAGCTCCTCTTAAAAAAGCTTTCTCCCAAACCTTTATATTGCTTCTTTCTGCTTTTTTATCCCATCTCGGACCCGTTCCAGGCTCCTTTCCTTTTACCCACTTTGCTTTTCCGTTGGATCCAAAAAATTGAGCAGCAGCATATGGAGTATTGTAGTAGATTGCGCTACCGTCCATGGCAACGGAGGCTGATTTTCTGAGAGCATGGCTTTGGTAAGGAACATATTTGTTCATATCTGCCAGCATCTGATCGGCCAGTGCCTGCCTTCCCCTCAGCATACCTTGCGGACCGAGTTTATCGGTGATTCCTCGCAAATTCGCCTTGACCTCGATCTCGACCATCAAATCACCGCCAGTTCCCATGAATAAACTTGATCGGCATAAGGCTCTTTAAACATTGCCGCACTGGTGATCGTGTGAGCTACACCATCAAAAACTAGCACATCTTGTTCTTTAAAATCTGGCAGCGGGTCAGTTAGACCTCGATAGCCAAATACCAGAGCGTTGTATTGAATCTGTTTTCCATCCATATTAATAATATATTGTGGACTGCGGTCAATACGAATAAAGCTGATTGCTTGTTCCGGTCCATACTGAGGCTTGTTGTAGTCTCCCTCACCCAGATATGGCTTGTGAACCATCTTATCGATTAACATTTCTTTTGGCGGTTTTGGCGCTAACATGAGCGGCACCCCCGATACAAGAGCCCTGTCCCTTCCAGATAGATATAGATGTCATCTGCAATGATCGATTTTTGTACGCTCGATCCTGCAGAATTGGATCGGAATCCATTTGATACGCTGGTTGAGCCGATATTAACCGACTGCGGAGCTTTGTTAATTCCTTCAACTGTGTCTGATCCGACTTCAACGAAATAAGCTATTTGGCTGCATAAAGCCAGTTTAAATTGATTCACCCGGAACTTGATCGGATCCGTGACGAGGTCGTTTGTCTGATAGAAATAATTTGTAATTGAATCCAAAACTGCCGAAGCTTTTGGAAGGAATCGTTTAAAATCCTCCTCAATGAAATCCTTTTTACCGGTAAGCTCTTTGAATTCGTTAAAAGTGATATAGGGCATTTTTAGGCCTCCTTAAGGAAAAAGAGGAGCCTAAGCCCCTCCTTTAGCGGTTACCGTTATTTCGCATGTCGCATTTTTGCCGTTTACTGTTTTGGCGGTGATCATTGTTTTTCCAGCTTTGACCGCCGTCACTTTGCCTTGCACCGGCGTCACAGTAGCGATTGTTTCATCACCAGAGGCATAACTGACTGATTTGTCCGTGGCCTCTGCCGGTGCTACTGTGGCGGTTAGCATTTCAGTTGCCCCTTCCTCAAGAGTTAACGTTTGCTTGTTCAACGTGACTCCTGAAGGGGCTACGCTTTTGGGGCTGCGTGAACGTAGATCGCCTTTTTGGCATTTTCAAACACGATTGCGTCATAGTAATCCAAGCCTTTGATCGTATCGCGGTAGCCGTTACGGTCTTGAGAAGCCGGAACGGTGTCGACTGTGCCGAATTTAACGATCGGGGCGATCGCCGTTAACGGCGTGATGATAAAGTTGATTGTGTCCTCAATGCTCACGCTGCTGAAACGTCCTTTTGCCACTTTGATGATCGGCACGCCACCATCGATTTGCGCAACAGTCCGGTTGATCCCATTGATTTGCATTTCATTGGTCGAGAATGTTTTGCTGACGCCTTTCGCGTTCTTCAGCAAGCGATAGGTCGCAGCCGATACAAACATCACATACCCACCTGGAACTTCGTTATCGGTCATGTATTCTTCAGCAGCGTCATAAGCCGCTAGAATATTTTCTTCAGTCAATGCTCCGCTGACTTTATTGCCGGCATTGTCGTAAAGCGCTTGAACAGCAACTTTGTCACGATGCGGCACCGTGATCAGACGTTTGTGTTCGGTCACGACATTGTTGATCGTCAATGCTGCACTTTCCGATTGATCCAATTGATCAACGTCGTAAGCAAACCAATCTTCATGCATTAATTTGATGGTTTCTTTCTCAATGCTGACAGCGCTGCGTGCGTTGTCTTGATTGCGTTTGTATGGAGTGGCTTCGACAAAACCGGACATTTTATTGATCCGTACTTCGTTTGCTCCAACAAAATCAGATGCCGTAATGCTCTTCGCTCCTTGGGTCAATACATCCCATACTTGGGAATCCGCACGGAATTCTTGGTCGATGGTTGCAAGATCTTTGCTATCTAGTACTAATGCCATAATTATTCACCTAATCTTTCTTGAATTTTTTGTACAATGCTCTTTTCAGTTGCTCCATTTTGTGGATTACCCCCAGCCATAATGGTTGGTGTTCGTGGGGCAGTCCCTGTATCGGATTGTTGAAACAAGAAACTTTTGTTTTCTTGCAGGGCATTTAGTTGCTCCTCAAAGCCTTGTAGTCCCTTATCCGTAACTTTAATCGTGTCTTTGTCCAATTGGGCTAAAACAATCTCCTCGTCCAGCGGATTTGCATCTTTCAAAGCCAACTTGATTGCAAAGTCTTTTTGCTGTTCAGCGAGTTTTACTTGAGAAGCAGCTGTGGTTTCATCAAATTTGTTCTGAAGTTCTGTTAATTTTCCGGTCAGATCTTCATTTCCTTTTGCTTGTTCCTTTAGTGAATCCAGTTCTGTTTGATTAGCAGTCAATTGATCTTTGTACTGAGTCGTTTCCTGTTGTGCATTTGCCAACTGGTTGTTTAATTCATTCACGGTTGCGCCATGCAGTGCCATAATCGATCCAATTTGTTCGTCTGATAAACCCAGCTCTTTAAGTTGTTCTCTTTTCATTTTGTTCATCCTTTCGAGTTTTGACGTGGCTACGACCACGATGGATTTGGTAGTTTAACGACCATCCCCGTCGAGTTTTGTGCAAAATAAAAAGCCCTAGCAGTAGCCTAAAGCAGATTTTTGGATATAAAAATAGCACTCAATCATTGAATAAGATCAAGTGCTACTCTTTGTAAACATCTAAATTATCATAAATTTTGTATAGCCGTTTTCCAACTTTATTCACATGCTCTTGGTTATCAAGGCCATCATGAACAATAGTAAAGTTCAAACCTGATTCAAAATCATCATAGTCCTCTTCCTCATGAAACTCGTAGGTTACCTCTTTCTCAGTAATTAAAACCGGTGCGGCAACAACTTCGATTTTAAAGGCGGGTGCATAGTTTTGTATAAAGTCGTAATCATCTCTTTTTAAAACAACTTTTATCAATGAACTCACCTTCTCTTTTTATTTTTTCTAGGACTGACTTGAATCAATTTCCCAGTTATATTATTTATGGTTACTAGACAGTTGGCTCCTTGATATTCTGTAACAGTACTATCTGAACTGCTGATTTTCGGTTTTCCTGATCGTAGTGTGTCCAAAATGTCGCTTACTTCTACACCTGTCCTAGGTTTTCCGGTTTTCGGATCTTCGGTGGTTCCTAAAACTCGCTCAATGAAATGCTTGCGTTGACCATTGATCCTTATGCCATCCACAGTTTGCAGACCAACTATTTGATCATCAATCCTCTTTTTATACTTTTGGTAATCTTCGAAACTGCTGAATGCAGAAATTTTATTGTTTTTCCTAGAGCGCACATAATCATCGAAGAGCTTGGAACTTCTCCCTCCATTATACTTCATTTGCTCATACTTTTCGAATGACGGCATGTTCTTTTTACTCATATTCTTCGCCAAAGAAGAATACTCATCTCTTGTTTTAGGCCGATTTTTCTTCAAGTCATGATGGAAATCTTTCATGACAGTATCCAGCGGCGTGTAGCCCTTCTCATGCTTATAGTTCCGGCTCAAATATTCATTGCTGTCGACAAGCTTTCTCAATGCCTGCTGGTGCAGACGAATCTTTTTTTGATAATCCTTAGCATCTTCAGTATTTCCTAGTTCTTCAGCGATCATCTTGTTCTTTTTCAGTTTAACAACACCACGTTCCAATCGGCGTTGTTTCTCTTGCAATCTGCGAACTGTCTCATTCATTTCAGGATCGAGCGGCTTCGAAGTATTTGTATTGACCCCGTCGATAAATACAAAATGATTATGGTTGCAATTGACCCCGCGATGTCCGCCCGGAGTCCCGTAATGTGCTTCCCAATACGGATCATAGATACTTCTGTACTTCCATCCTGGCGGCAGCTTATTCATCGGCCGAAGATCCACTACATGCCCTTGGATCTTGCTGCAGGCTCGTCGTGCGCCCATATGCTGACTGACGCGAACGAGGTGGGTTCCGTATTCTTCCATGCGTTCCGTTCGGACTTGATCATACGTGTTTCCAAGCGTCGATTTTAAAATCGTTCGCACATATCGTTCCATTGACCATGTATGCCCGCCTTTATCGACAAAGGTAGACTTGATCCCCTTTTGCGCCAGCTCCTGAATTGCTCTTTCAAGTGCCTGATCTTGCGTCAACATCCCAGAGTTAAAAAGCATTTGAGTCCGATTGAGCACTTCTGTATAGGCTCGTGTAGCTGCTCCGTTACCATAATTCGAGGTTACTAACGTTTGATTTACAAGGTTATCAATCCCCGACCAGGCTTGATTTGCATATCCTCGAACGACATTATCAAGGTTAGAAGGTCTCGATTCAGGGATCTTCCCGATCGCTTCATCGACATCTGTCACAGTTTGCTGGCCGACTTCTTCAAAAATTTGAATGACTTCCTCTTCAGCAACTCCAGTCACCTGGGAAACAAGCTTCGCAACCTCTGAATTGAATAGATGCAAATCTTTTAATGCTTGCGCCTGCCATTCTAGGATGTCCGTCTTGCCGTTTGACAGTCGTTTGATCAGCTGCCTAATGATTTCTCCCTCCAGGGAGTTATATAGATCTCCGAGGTTGCTGGACCATAGATCCAACTGGTTCGGTGTTACTTTCACCATCTATATCACTCCTCGTCTCCTAACTCCTCATCAGCAGAAGCTTGCTCTTGTTCCAATGGATCAAGACCTAACGTTTCTGCCTGAATCTTATTGAACCAGTCGGCAGCCTCCTCATCAGTCAATTTGAAGATCGATTTGATCGCTTCAACTTTCGGCACCAGTTGCGCAACGGCAGCCTTTTGATAAAATTCTAGCTTGGCATCTTGGCTTTCAAAAATACCGTCGTCAAAATCTACACTAATTTGTTCAAACGAAGGGATTCCTCCGGTATAAATCTGTTTTCCATCAGCACCATACGTGCGTTTGGCAAGCTCTAACGTTGAAACAACGACCGATTTCACAAATTTTTCGACCTCGCGGCACTGCATGTTTCGGGTCCGATAGGTCAGAGAATTCTCGCTAACGACCTCTGTCGCGGTTTTCACGCTCTTTCCGTCAAAACTAAAGGTCCCAACTGAAAGTTGCAATTGCATTTCTAGTGTCTTTAGGAATTGATTGATTGCGGAAGTGTATTGTTCCACCCGAATATCACTGGTCATATCCTTGATAAAGTCTTGATCGATATCCGTGCGCAGCCGTTTGAACACATTGATATCCGGATCAAACCGCGGAGAGCTTCCTTTTCCTTGCTCATCGGGTGAGTAATTCAAGACGTGATCGCTAACCAATACTGTTCGTTGACCCATCCGGATCTCCCAGTTGAATTGATCAAAAGCATCATTGATCTGTTTTAGAGTATTCTCGCAATTATCACATAGCCCCAAGCCTAACGGGCTATAAGGGCTAATATTATTAAATCCTGCCGGTTTCAAATAGCTGAAGATAGGCTGAATCAAACCAGTGATGATCGCAGTTTCGGCAAGATCTTCATAGATCTCAGACAAAGCGGTCCTTTTTCCGATAATCTTCGCATCCCCAGAAACATAGAGCTCATTTGTGATCGCATATTGACCATCTTGCCACTCGTGAAACTCAAAAAGCGTGTAATAGTAAACTTTATCACCCATGACTTTTTGAGTTTTGAAAATCATTACCCCTTCAGAAATACTGTTTGAATTCGAGCGTAAAGGAATGAAAGAGTTGGCTAAGCCCCAGGAAAATTCGATTTCTTGCGTTCCGCCGTCGAAATAAGGCCGCGCGACTAAACCGCCGGTGGCAAACATTGGTTCAAGATAACGAGCCAAGTTTTTCTTAAAGTCGTTGTGTTCAAAAACATGTTGAATGAATTCGTTCGCTCCCTGAAGAGATTCATCTACATTGATTTCTGTCTGTTCGTTAAATACAAGCGAGGTCATCATCTCAGCAGTAAGCTTCCGCAAGTTCATTGTCATGTACTTGCGTTTTTTGATTTGATTGTTCGAATTAATGTACTCGATATCTGGATAATTTCCTTCATACTGCCGGAAATTAGATTCGATCCGCTGCAACTCTAGACTCGAAATATTGATCTTCGGATGATCGGTAATGCTGTTTAGCGTTTGACCTGTCAAGGCATAGCCCCCTTTCGTAAATAGATTTTTAATGGCTCGGAAAATCCCCAATTCGCCACCTCCTTTACACTTTTAAGCGCAGATCTTTGGCATTGTCGACACAAAAATATTTGAAATCATCTACTGAGTGATCGTTCTCTTTGATCACTCGCGGATCGTCACTGTTCAGCGTCCGCTCATCAAACTGATATTGTCGGTGTTCCTCCAGGAAAATCTCGTTACTGTCGCAATACCGCAATCCTGTCGGTATCGGCTTTTTTAGCACATAAAAACGACCCTGTGCCAGCAGATCCTGCACAAAGTCGATCATATCGATATTTTTCTTTTTAGCCACTGGGTTCCATCGCTGCTGATAGTCCTTGAAGTATTGATTTCGGAGTGCAGCTTCTGCGCTGTCGATCGTGCGCTTGCGGATCCTTGCGCCTTTCCACAGCTCACAATTGGCTGTTTTAGTGATGAACTCATGGATGTCTTGCGATAACTCGCTAGGAGCTTTTTTCACGACTCTTCCTGCTGGCGAATAGTAGTATCCATTGAGCCGAATCACATTGCCTTTTGCAGTCAGCCCATAGCAGCCGCACGAGGTCGCCGAAACACTGTGCCCGGTATCCATCGAGTAGTAAAGATAAATGATTTTGTCATCATCTGGAAGTTCATCGATCTCATGGAATAAATTCATATTGTATACATTGGTGCCTAATCCGACCGGTTCGCCCAAATACAAATAGCGGTAATAATCATAATCGTTCGCCTGAATGCGATCGATCATCGCTTGCATCTGATCAGTTACGAAACCCAGCATATCATTCAAATAGCTCGATTCGTGCACTAAATAATCTGGATCACTTTTCTTTTCATCCGCCCACTTATTGATCCAGCTGTATGGATTCCGCGGTGGATTGTACGACCAGTAAAAACGCACAAAGGCTGTGTCTGCGTGCTTTTGCCGCATGAATGTATTATTGGTCTGATCGAACTCTTCAGCGTCTTTAAACTCTGCAGCTTCCTCATACCAGACAGCTATCAGATCATTGATATCATTAGACTTGAGCTTTTGAAAGTCGTCTTGACCATAGAAGTAGATCGTGCTGCCCGTATGCTGGTGGATGATCTTGAATGGGCTGACTGTCCAAGAAAATTGATCAAGCAAATGATATTTCCCAAGTGCCCATTGCAGTTTGTTAAACACTGAATCGCGGATCGTATTTCCGACTTTCCGCAAAACAACGATATTGGCTTTTTCCCCTCTGATCAAATATGGAAGAAGCAGTGAAACGAGTAGGAGTGCGATTACCGAAGATTTGAATGAGTTCCGACCGCCTTTCAAAATATTGTAAGGCTTATTCGCCTGCCAAACTGTTTTAAAATGCGGATTGATCTCTTTCGTAACATCCATCGTTTTATTTGCCATTGCGATCACTCCACGGGTCAATGATTACGATAGGCTCGTTATCACTACTCGATTCTTCTGGTGTTGTTGCTTTCAACTTAGCAACTTGAGCATCTATCAAAGCTAATCGTTTGTGACGTTCGTCTCTTTCGTCAGCGATGGCAATGAATTGCTTGATAAGATTCGATAATGTAGCCATAGCCCGCGATTGAGCGTTCATGAAGTTTGCTTGTTTATCCCATGCATATTGAATCTGACGGGTAAGCTTGGTTTGGACCGGACCTTCTGTTTTCAAATCTACAAACATTGGATTGACCTCGGAACTGGTAATGTCTTCTGTTTGGTCAAACTCATCTCGAACATACATAATCTTTTGCGACCTAATGATTGCCGTATACTGGATCATGATATTGTTCCAAATGATGTCTTCTGGCTTACTGCTATATAGCTCTTGGATGATCGCCCTGGTGTCGTCGGGCAGCCAATTGGCAAATAACCCATGACTGACTGAGTTTTTATTGTTCGGCGGTGCGCCGCCATTGTTGCTTTTGGCGTTCTGGTTCCCGCGCATTGATTCGTAACGCTCCGTTTCATTCGGAGCGCTCCTTTTCATATCTTTATCCCACTGATCTTCTGATTTCCATTTACGAACAGTTGACGGGGAGACACCTAATTCTTTCGCTATATCTTTGAGCGGCTTCCTTTTGTTTGATTCGATCCAAATACGATAGGCTTGATCTCGCATTGGATTTCGCTTTCTAGCCATCCATCTTCCACCACCTCGCAATCTGTGTTGTTTTGTAGATCTAATAAAAAAAGCTCCCGCTTATGGGGTGCCTCATTTGCTATTGATTCATCATATCTTTGGCGATTGCTATTGCCACTTCCTGATGTGTCGCTGACGAAGTAACTCGTTTCCATCCCGAATCCAAGCCAAGCGCATCGCACCAAACTCTCACAATATGTGGACTAAATAATCCGTCCTCTTTCACTGTAAATCGCTTGGGTAAATAGTAACTTTTATATTCAAAAACTCTTTCATAACTGGTTTCTTCTGAAAGTTCAATCAAAAAAGCTCCCTCGCCGGAAGATTGCAATCCAGTATAAACATAGTCTCTTTCCATTTTTTCCCTCCTTTCTCATATGATAACACTCATCATAACAAACCCCTGCCATTTCTGACAGGGGAAAAGGAGGATTGCTAAGATTACTTCACGCTATCATTCTATCTTTTAAAATCGGTGCATTCAAGGCAGCGTTTGTGCATTAGTGGGTAAATACGATCTGCTCCAGATCATCCAGGCTGTCGATCCCGAAGAGAAAGATTGAAAGCTCTTTGCTTGCACGGCTTTCATCCCGTCTGATTGTTGATTCGTCCACATTGTAGAATTCTGCCAAGTCGACTTTATTTAGCTTATTCTGCGAAAGATACAGCTTATTAAGCACTTCGCTTCGGCGTTGCATAGCTATTCCATTGTTCTTGCAGTAGGCGTAATAAGAGCCCCAGGTAGCATCGAAATAATCCAGCATCTTTTTCGTCTTTGCTTTATATTTCATCAGCGCTTTAAGATTTAATTCCTCAGGATCAAAAATCACATTTTCATAATTGTCCAAGTCATCAATGATCTCTTCACAATGTTTTTGGAGCCAGCGATAATTTTTAAGCAGTAGACGGGTATTTCGCAATCGCCAATCTCGCTTTGCCTT